CCTCTAATCAGCACCGGGGCATGACTCCCGCTGCCCTGCGCTGATCGCCAGCACCTACAGTCCGTCCAGCTTGTGGGTGCTGGCACCCTCCCTCAAACAAAGGCCCGAAGCCCATGTCTTACATTACGAAACTTCAAGGCGTTTCCTTCCGTCCGGCGGAAGTGAAAGAAACACTTAAACGTATTCGTGCGGATGAAACTGAACTCGGCATCGAGGTTACTCTCGAACCCGAGCCTTCCAACCAATACGACCCCAACGCAGTGAAAATCCTTTTCGACGGCACCTTTATGGGCTATGTCGAGAAAGAGATCGCTGCGGACATTGCGGCAGCCGTGTCCGAGGGCGCGGCCTATACCGCCTCCATCATCGGTTGGGCTTCCCAAGTCGTTACCTTCATCTCCATCGTATTCGAAGACGAATGATCCTCACTGAAATCCTTTACGACGCTTTGCGCGCGGAGTATGGCGTGTGTATCAAAACCACTGACCCAATTGCTCTGCGCGCAAAGCTTTACCCTGTGAAGAAGGCGAACGAAGCATTCGCGTGCCTTTCTCTTATTCCAAGCCCGACTAACCCACAGACGCATCTTTGGATTGTAAAGGCGCGTCCCCCACTGGAGCTTGACCTCTAATGCCCCGCACCGTTGAGCATGAAGAATTGCAAAAGCACACCTTACATTTGTATGTGGGGGATTTTGCAAAACTTACCGAGATGTATGCCCGCAATGGAGGCGCTTCCGTATTCATTCGCCGTCTCATTCGTGCACATATCAATAAAATAAACGCTGGCGTTGCGCAAGCCGCCATGCCTGATGTGGAGACGGGGCTATGACTGACCTTACCGAAATCTTCGCCCGCGACCCTCTTTCCTATACCAAGGAAGCCGGTGAACTCGCCGCGATCATAACCGAGATGCGTGCCAAACGTGCTCAGTTCAACATGGGGAACCTCAATGCCGGAAGCACCAAGCCTCCCACAGCAAAGCAGCAGCAAATTCTCTCCCTCAAAGACAGTCTCAAACTCGACCTTGATCTTTGACTCGGAGCTTACTTGCTCTCCATGTCCTTTCTGCGCTGAAGACCCAACGGCGATGACGGAAAACCAAGTCGGCCAAAACATATACTATCGTGTAGCTTGCGGCAACTGTAAAGCATCCGGCCCCCGATCAAAGGAACTCAACCATGCTGTCATCCTCTGGAACATTCGCAAATAAATCCTTCGACGCCAGTGGCGCGCAGTATGTGTGGGACGCCACATCCATCGCCCTCGCCCAAACGTGCCTTCGCAAGTATCAATATAAAATGATTGAAGGTTGGCGTGGCACTGCCGAGTCATTTCACCTGACGTTCGGAAAGCACTACGCCACGGCCCTCGAACATTACTATAAGCACGTCGCACTTGGCGCAACTTTAGACGAGGCCCTTTCCCTCGTTGTGCATGAAGCCCTTATCGCAACTTGGACGCCTGAAGGCCCATGGCTTTCGCCTGACTCTGCGAAGACTCGCGAGAACTTGATCCGTTCCATTATCTGGTATGTCGAACAGTTCGGGCGCGAGAAGATTTCTGTAGTCCACCTTTCTGACGGTAAGCCCGCGGTAGAGCTTTCGTTTTCCTTCAACGTCGATAACGGCTATGTTCTCGCCGGTCATCTCGATCGTCTCGTAGAATACTCCAACTACATTTACGTCATGGACCAGAAAACTACGAAGTCCGCCCTCGCGCAAGACTATTTCAACGGCTTTAACCCCGACATTCAAATGTCCACCTACACATTTGCCGGGCAAGCCATTTTTAACCTACCCGTCCGCGGAGTCATCATCGACGCCGCGCAGATCGCCGTTGGCTTCACCCGTTTCGAGCGTGGTTTCACATTCCGCACGAAGTCGCAGCTTAACGAGTGGTATGACGAGACCATGGGCTTGATTGAGTCCACGCGCCGGCATACGCTGGATAAATATTTCCCCATGAACCGAACTGCTTGCGGGAATTATGGCAAATGCGAGTTCCGCGGCATATGTAGTCGCTCGGCTGAAGTCCGGGAAAACTTCCTCGCCGCGGATTTTGTGAAGGGCCCATCGTGGGACCCTCTGGATAGGAGATAGAAAATGCCCTCTCTCGGTGAACTCAAAAATGATAACGTCGTCAAGCTCCTCTACATCGGAGACAGTGGCAGTGGCAAGACCGGGTCCCTGACCTCCCTCGTCGCCGCCGGTTACAAACTCCGCATCCTTGATTTTGACCGTGGTATTGACACACTTGCGGCTTATGTCCGCAAGGAATGCCCTGACAAGATCGGTAACGTAGGCTATGTCACTCTGCGGGACAAAATGAAAACCGCCCCAAGCGGACTATACGGAGGCGCCGTAGGCCCTGTCATCGCAGGTCAACCCAAGGCTTTCACCGACGGCCTGAAATATATGGCCGAGTGGGAAGATAAAACCATCCCCTCCGCTTGGGGGCCAGAGTATATCTTTGTCCTTGACTCCCTTTCCGCATATTCTCGCGCCGCCTACGCGTGGGCACAGGGCATGAACCCTGCGGCAAAGGACCCTCGCCAATGGTATGCTACAGCGCAGAAGGGCGTCGAGGACACAATCGCCCTTCTCACCTCCGAGGAGTTCCATGCCAACGTCATCGTGATCTCCCACGTTAACTACAAGGAGATTGTCGAAGGCGTTACCAAAGGTTACCCCAACGCCGTGGGCACCGCCTTAGGCCCGATCCTCGCCCGCTACTTCAACACACTCATCATGGCCGAGTCCTCCGGCGTTGGTAAGAACGTGAAACGTAAAATCAAGACCGTGCCCACAGGCATTGTCGATCTAAAATCTCCCATCACATTCAAACTTGATGCGGAGCTTCCCCTCGAAACAGGAATGGCTGACCTGTTCCGTATGCTCAAAGAAGCCATTTAAGGAAACCAAACATCATGACTCTAGATTTCAAATCAATCGCCAATACCAAACTCGCAGACCTTGAACGTCCCGCCCTCCCACCTGTTGGCACTTACCTTTGGCTCATCACGAAAGTGCCTTCGATCGAAACCCTCAAGGGTGACGATTGGGACGTTGTGGATTTTCAGCTGAAAGCGGTTGCTCCGACCGAAGACGTTGACGCCGACGCTCTCACCGCCTACGGCGACGTGAGCAAGATCATGCAGCGCCATCGCTTCATGTTCAACAAGAACGACAAAGCAGAGTTTACCAAAGGAGTGGACAGACTACGCCGTTTCTGTGAAGACACTGTAGGCTCAGCAACATCTGAAATGTCTCTTACTGAGGCCCTGAACTCCACGGTCAACGGCCAAATTCTCGGCACGATTATCTGGAAGTCCGACAAGAATGACGCGGAAATCTTCCACGCGAATATCGGACGGACAGCTCCGGCAGCATAGGAGACACATGATGACTACTGTAGACAGCACTTCCGACGAACGCACCGTCAACAACACCATGCGCCACGCTTACCGTGTTCTTTCGGATGCGGAAAAGGCTAACATGACTGCGATCAAAGATATGGGGCTGACATTCCATGATCTTGTTGACGGCATGGGGCAAGGGCGCGAACTCTCCCTTGCCAAGACCAAAATCGAGGAAGCCGTTATGTGGGCAGTCAAACACATTACGCGCTAATGGCACCTTCAACGGGGGAGTGTAAAAGCTCCCCCCAAACTTTTCCCCACGGAGCAAGCTATGTCCCCTGATCTTTATCTTCTTTGGAGCACTCGATACCACGGTTGGGCCTCGTCAAACGGCGGTTACACCACCGAGCAAAAAGACGCCCACGCATACACCTACGATGAAGCCCTTTCCCGGTGCAAGAAGCACTACTACCGTAAAGCCTACGGCCTCATTCCTGTATCCGCACTCGTGCTTGAGGAAATCGCACAATGAAAAAGAAAACTCTTGGCTGGGTGACAGTTAAAAACACAAACGGAGCGGCCGCAGAAATTGACATTTATCAGCTTATTGAAGCTATGTCAGGTAATGCCGGACGGCACTTTATTGAAGTGGAATGTAATTCTGAAAGTAATAAAGGTAAATGGAATTTTGATGACATGAAGTTCACTATAAAGGAAATTATGGAATGACCTCAGGCCAGTTCACCTCCTTTGCCGTCGCTTCCATATGGGTAGATCGTGCCACTCGACAACGCAAGGCCCTTCTGAAAATCGAAGACCTTGCCAAATCGATCGCCGATAACGGCCTCATACACCCACCTGTAATCAAGCGCGACGGCGAACTCATAGTCGGCGAACGCAGGTGGACGGCCATCAAACTCCTTGGCTGGACCCACATGCCGGTGCAGTTCGTTGATGAACTATCCGAAATCGAACTCCACGCAATTGAGCTTGAAGAAAACGTTTCTCGCGTGGACTTGCCGTGGCAGGAACAATGTCTTGCCGTGGAACAATACCACAAGCTACGCTTGGCGCAAGACCCGAAGTGGACTTCTGTGCGCACGGGCGAAGCTTTGAACATGACACAGCAAGAAGTCAGTCAACGGCGACAAGTCGCCGAGGAGATAATCGCCGGAAACTCTACCGTAATAAACGCCCCACTCTATTCGACCGCTCGAGGTATCGTTACACGAAGCATGGAGCGAAAGAAGGCTACCGCCATTAACACAGCTATTGCTGCTTCAATCGAGCCTGACGCTCCGGTTGTGGTGGAAAAAATTCCGCCCCTTCTTTGTGGAGACTTTCTTGAGTGGGCAAAATCCTTCTCCGGCGTCCCTTTCAACTTCATCCACTGCGACTTCCCCTACGGAGTCGCCATGCACAAGTCCGATCAAGGTGCCGGCTCTGCGTTCGGCACTTATGAAGACTCGCCGGAAACTTACTGGCAGCTTCTTCGCGGGCTCAAACTCGCCATGGACAACGTAGTCTCTGAGTCTGCCCATCTTATGTTCTGGTTTTCCATGGATTTTTACACAGAGACAAAGCAGTCTCTGACCGAGATGGGTTGGCGGGTGAACCCGTTCCCTTTAATCTGGACTAAATCCGATAACGTCGGCATACTCCCCGACGCATCTCGCGGCCCTCGTCGTATATACGAGACTGCGTTCTTCGCCTCGCGGGGGGATCGGCTGATCGTAAATGCAGTGTCCAACGTCAAAGCCGCGCCGGGCGGTGGGAAGTCCATCCACTCAAACGAAAAACCCGTTGAAATGCTTCAACACTTTATGAGGATGTTTGTTGATGAATACTCCTTGGTCTTGGACCCGACCTGCGGCAGCGGAAACAGCATTAAGGCTGCAGAAAACCTTGGAGCAAATACGCTCCTTGGTATCGAAAAAAACGAAACTTTCTTCAAACTCGCAAAGGAAGCTTACTATGCCGACATTCCCACACTCTGATTACAACAAGCTGGTGGAAAAAACATTCGCCGCCATGCGTGAACTTGCCAAAAAGAAAGGCGGTGAATACTCCGGCGACGACGACCGGCTTGCGAACTTCCGCCGCAACGCGGAGACACTCGGCGTTCCAATGGAGACAATTTGGGCCGTGTATGCGGCCAAGCATTGGGACGCCCTGATGCAATATATCAAGGACGAACGTGTTGGAAAGCAGCGTGATCGCATGGAACCTATTTCAGGCCGTGTGGATGATTTGCTCGTTTATCTAATGCTATTCAAGGCAATGCTACAGGAACGGGAACTGGATGCAGAATTGACGAAAGCAATGCTCGACGAAGCGGATAGGCCGCTTTAACTTCGAGCACTCATATGGCTAATCAACACCGTGGATAAACCATATCATGCCTGACATACTTCTCCTCGCCGAGGCTTGGACACAAGAAGACATGCACGAAGGGATATTGTTCTCGAGTGCTTCTGGCTTCTTGTTCCGCAACATGCTCAAGCAGGCGGGGATTGACTTCAAGTCCTGCCATTCCACCGCCGTGTTTGCTTTTGTCTGTAATGATGTGCAGACATTAGCCGGCTCCAAGGCCGAAGGCATTCCCAGTCGCGTAAGCGTTGGCAAAGGAAAATACATTAACGCAAAATACCTTCTCGAACTCGAGCGCCTCTACCGCGAGATTGATGAGGTAAAGCCAAACATCATAATCACCCTCGGTCCCGCCGCTTCATGGGCCATGCTCAACACCACCGGCGTGAAGCAAATTCGAGGCGCCGTAGTTCAAGGAAGAAACAATGTCAAAGTCCTCCCTACCTGGAGTCCTTCGGCTGTGGCTCGCGATTATACTTTACGTCCTATTGTTGTTAGTGATCTTGACAAAGCTCGAGCAGCGTCAAGCGACAGCGTCTACCGAAAGCCCCAGCGTTTTATCCACATCGAACCAACTCTCCAAGACCTCACCACCTTCGAATACCAGCACATTCGCCCTTCACCAAAACTCTCCATCGACATTGAGACCCGCCAAAACCAAATCACCTGTATTGGCTTTGCGCCGACGAATGACAGATGTTTGGTGGTTCCAATATACAACCCCAAATCCAGCGATGGAAATTACTGGCGAACCCTCGAAGAGGAAATGAAAGCGTGGGCGTGGATCAGGCGTATGTGCGGTTTGCAAAAACAGCTCATATTCCAGAACGGTCTCTATGACATGCACTTTCTCTGGAAGCAATATGGCATACCATGCCCGCACGCTACTGATGACACGATGCTTTTGCATCATGCGTTGCAGCCCGAGATGGAAAAGAGTCTCGGCTTTCTCGCATCCATCTACACTCAAGAAGCCCCCTGGAAATTCATGCGAAGCAAGCATGAGACAATTAAAAAGGAAGACTAAGATGCCTTTCGTAGATACTGAGCATGCAATTTTAGTTGTAGCTAAGCTCCTAAAATGTGTTGACGACTCTAACCCTAATGTAGGTATAGGAACCTCTTATTCTAATTTCGTGCATCAAGCAATTAAAATATTAAATATTCGTGATTACGTATATCTTAATTCCCTCACTTTTGATCTAGGTGATGATGGCATTGAAAAAATTCTTAAAATGTGGAAGGAAGACTGAAATGATCTACGTTGCATCGCCATTCTCTCACGAAGACCCCCTCATCCAGAAGACCCGGTTCCTCCTCGCCGAGTCCTTCGTCATTTACATGATTAAACAGGAGAACCTCATCGTTTTTTCCCCGATCGTCTATGGCTACCGCATGACGCAGGAGAACAACCTTCCAGGCGACGCAGACTTCTGGTCTACATTCAACTTGAACCTCCTCCGCCGTTGCAATACTCTTTTCAACCTCCAGCTTAAAGGCTGGCAAGAGTCCAAAGGCGTCCAGCTTGAACTCAACGTCGCCAAGATACTCCGCATTCCTGTGGTTCACTTCAACGCAGACTTCACTGAAATCAATCCTGAACTTGAAGCTTCTTCTAATGCGTATAATTGATACCAGCACGATAACCCGTGACACACAGCTCACTCGGAACGAGACCGATTGGGTTTACAATGGCTTAGACTGTTGCGTTACGCTGGAAATCCGAGACGAACTTACTCGCCAGATCGACAACGTATCAGGTAATACCTATGCGTTTTCTTTGGCCATGCAAGCGCCCATTCTCGAGATGTCCACGCGAGGACTTCGCGTTAACCTGCGCCGACGCAGCGAAGTCCTCGCCAAATACAAAAAACAAATCCGACAGCTTTCCGATCAGCTCACCGAGATCGTCCGTGACGGAATAGGAATGCCAGTCGTCAATGACTTCGAGAAGAATAAACTTTGGTGGCGTTCGCCCACGCAGGTAAAGACTCTTCTTTACGAAGTCATGGGCCTTCCTGTGCAGAAAAAGCGAAATCAAAACGGCATGATGATGCCTTCGACCGATCGCACGTCGCTGGAAAAACTTTCCATCTACTACATCGCCGAGCCGGTCATAGCTCATCTTCTAATCCTCCGCGACATTGAAAAAAAGCGCTCATGGCTGGAGACCGAGATCGACCCTGACAATCGGATGCGAACAAACTTCAACATCGCAGGAACAAGCACCGGCCGACTTTCATCTTCTCTTTCCGACTTCGGCACGGGTGGAAATCTCCAAAACATAGACCGTGACCTTCGTTCTGTGTTTGTCGCTGATGAAGGCATGAAGTTTGGAAACCTCGACCTCGAGCAAGCTGATAGCCGTAATCTCGGCGCCCTCTGTTGGGAAAATTTCCTTGAAGAATTTGGCGAAAAGTTTGCGGGCGGGTATCTTGATCTATGCGAGTCCGGCGATCTTCACACTCAGGTCTCACGCATGGCCCGACCAACTTTGCCTTGGACTGACGACGCCAAGGCCAACCGGGCCATCGCCGACCAGCTTTACTATCGGAACTATTCCTATCGAGATCTGGATAAACGACTCGGGCACGGAAGTAATTATCTT